ATAATGGCAATACCTACGGTTAAAAAATGCTTTCCACCATTCCAATATAAAATCCATGCTAGCGCCTATAGTGCTGTTGTTGTATTTCAATAAGTGATTGGCAATCAACACAGGTACTACAGTTTTTAACTGCGTCACGGCGTTGTTTTGGTATGTCTATGCCGCACTCTTGGCAGTGCATAAACGTTACCCCTGGTTTATTTGCGTGTTCGCGTTGAATAGATAGTGCGGCGTCTAGCAGATGCTGGTCTATTTTTTGTGCGTCGTCTAATTTACTCACTGCGGTTTCCTTACTTTTTCAATGACGTTTTTAATACTTTGCTTAACGCTTGGCGCGGCCTTTTCAACGGTGCGGCCAATTACGTAGCCACCTATGCCTAATTGCAGTAAGTCCCATGCCTGCGCTGATAAGCGAAAAGCTAACCAGCCAAATGAGTCAAAGCACACCAACACTAAAAACGTAAGCATGGTGATTGGCCGCCAATTACGCTGTAGCCAGCTTTCGCCATTGGCCTCTGCGGTAATTATTTGCGATTGTGCCTCTAGCACTCGGCCTTGTAGCTCTACAATTTTGCCCTCAAGCTCTAGCACTTGGCTTTGAGCTGTGTTTTCAATACGCTTAAGTTCGTTGGTAACGGCTTTGCGTTCTTCGTCGCTGGTAAAGAGATCATCAATTAAATTGGTGATTGGCTCGACCACGTTAAACCAGTTTTTAATTGCCATTTTTATCTTCCTTACAAAGTCGGTGTTGGCGCTTGTGCTCTTTTTTAATTGCGTCCTGCAAGGCGTGCCATACCTGTTTAGCTTTGGGGTTGGCGTTTAACATTTTGTTGGTAAATGACTCGGGGTGCTGTGAGTTGTACTTTTTGCCCGTGGCCTCTTCGTAGCTTGGCTTAACTACGTGCTGCTCTATTTCGCTAAACACTAAGGTAAGTGCTAGCTCTTTAATAACGGTATTTTGCGCTGTGGTAAGCGGTTTTACTTTAGCGACCATTAGACTCTCCAAAGCGTTTTGCAAGGGCTTTACGGGCGTTTTTGTAGCTTTGCTGGCCGTCTACGCGCAGCTGTATGTCGATGGCTCTAACCGATTGCCAGCCTTTGTTAAAGTGGCTTTGCATGGTACCGTAATGGCTGTGCATTGGTATTTCGCGGGGGTCGAATGGCATGCTGTGCATGCGGGCGTCAACTTCTAATTCCATGCGCTTCTCGCGGCCTTTTTGATAGGACCAATCCCAACTTTTACCCATTACGCCGCCTCGCTTAACTGATTTACTGCAAATTCGGTTACATGGGCTAGGCGGTTATACCAGCCCTCTAAGTTTGGTTTTTGGCTGGCATCGTTTGCACAAATGCGGGCGTACTTTCGGCCACGGTTTACGATGAGCAATACGGTTAAGCTAAGTGCTGGGCGCTCTACGATAGCGGCTAGGGTTTTTGGCCCCATGCGGCTATCTGGTTTTGAGTTTACTAGTAGCTGGGTGAGCATGGTCATGGCGGGTGCGCCGTGCTGCACTGCACCATCAAGCAGCATAAAATCAACACCTGCGGGAACTTGCTCGCAGTACATTGCACGCCAATAGTCACGGTGATAAAGCCGTACTGCATGGGCAAGGGTTAGGTTTTTAATGTCTAGGTTTTGGTATGCACGCTGACTAATGCCGTACTTTGTAAGGCCGCCACGGTCTGAGGCTAGATCGTTTAAACCGCCGTCACTACGTAAACCGCCTTCTAAATACAAAATAGTTAATATGCATTGAGCAAATTTAAGCGAGTACGGGGCAAGCGCGGCTTGTATTTCTGGCGATTGTTTAAAGAAGTTTAGAGTTGGGAGCATACCGAAAAACCTTGTTGTTTTTCGGTATTGTGGTTAGTTAGCCTTGATTAATGGCCGTGCGGGGTTTCGGGAATTAATCTAGATTTGCCGACATTTCAACTAACTCTTGGTAAAACTGTAGGTCCAAAGTATTTCTGAAAACATAAAACATTAAGTTTAACCTTGTCTTATCAATTTCACTATTAAGAGATTTTCTTTGTTCATTTGAAGTATTAGAGTTATTCTGTATAGGAATACTATGAGCGTGCTCAACCTTCTTAACCAATACTTCCTTTACTTTATGAACTTTATCACTTAACTCTTCCTGAGATTTTGCAATCGATTTTAAAAAAAGTTCAATGTATGCTGTTAAACTTAGCTCATTTTTGACAACCAATGTTCGGGCTGAATCGAATAAGCTATTCGAATCCTCATATTCTACTTTAGCTTGCCCAACTCTTGGGTAAAGCAATCGCCCTTCGCTAGGCTCTATTTTTATATCAACTATTGGCTCAGATAGCCCAACAATGAGCCTTTTGCATATCTCATTCATTTCAGAGCTTGGGATCAGATAAGTTTGCCTCTTAATCAAATCAATAAAACTTTCATATTGTTCATGATTTTTTTCCATTAAAGTAACTAGCGTTATCAATAATGGTAGATCAATTGTCGTATTTTCATTTACAACAGAGATTATTAGTTCAATTCTATTTAAAATTTTTATTGCTTGCCGCGGAGCTACTTTTAAAGTATTGAAAATATCAGCACACAGCTTTAAAAAAGCAGATTTTTCAAATTTTATGAATGGAAACAAAATTATCCCTTTCTTTTGGAGTAATTCTGACGTTATTGATTTGGTTGAGAAGTGATTAAGTAATAAATCTTCAGTAACATTTACTCGCAAATAATATTTGTTATCAAAAAAGCGGCTCAAATATTCTTCCGCATTAAAATCAACTCCATAAACTGATTTCACGGTATGACTTAACTGCTTAGTATTTGTAGCAACAATAAAAACTAGTCCTGGTATGTCAAAAACGTGCTTGATTGCTTCAAGCATTTCAACAGCATAGGTAGGCTTACAGCGGTCCAATTCATCAATAAAAATAAAAGCTGGATAGCTATTTTTAATAGTATTCATATTATTAACCGGATGGCCTACAACGTATTCAACCCAGCTTTGAATAGCTAACTTTAGTGTTTTTACACTTTCTTTGCTATCAGTGACTTCTTTACAAAATACTTCAAGTACCTTTTCTCCTGCTTTAGAGAAATCAACTTCCTTATCTGAACCTGAGGATGTTACATCTTCAGGTTCTGCTGAATCAAATATATTAAAATCAAATCCTAAGTATCTTTTCATTAAAGCACTACCTATCCTTGGTGCAGCGGCCTTTATAACCCCATTTAACTTTCTTTGAGTTTCATCAGGATCGATTTTGTCTGTTTGTAGCTTTAACTGCTCAATAATTTCACTTAAAACAGTCATCAGAGGCGCTTCTAGATAATCAATAGCCCAAGCATCAATATAGACGACTGGATGACTCTCCTTTAAATCTTCGCTCCAACGCTTCAAAAAGTAAGTTTTACCTGCGCCCCACTCTGCATCAAGGTTTAATACATAGTTTGATAAATTATTTTTTTCAGTACCACCTTTAGCTTTGATTAAAGACGTTAAATAAGTGGCGTACTTGGCTCTATCTAGGTTATCAGAAGAAAATTCTTGATCATCAATCGTTTTAGGCTCGTTCCAATTAAAATCCATTTTTATCTCTTATAGCTATATTTATTTTTACTAAGGTATTGTGATTTTGTGTAGACTACGAAACACAATATCTAAAAGGACTTAAAATGTCATCAACTCAAGAAGTGTCACATTCGTTAAAAGAATCATTAAAAGATAAAGTTACTCATCCACTATTGGGCAGTTTTATTATTTCTTGGTTCTTTTTCAACTGGAAAGCAGTTTATTTTATGCTTTTTTCTGATAACGATAGTGTCTACAAACTAAAGACAGTTTCAAATATTTATTCTGATATATGGCTAAACTTATTATTCCCTCTATTTTCAGCATTAATTTTAGGCTTTGTCTTACCGTGGGCAACAGCTCTATTTACACGTTCAGCAGCTAGAGCTAATGAATTTTACTTAAACTCACAACCACTGCATTACAAAAAGCACAGTTTAACAATTGAAGAATCAAATAAACTGAGGGACTTATATCTTACAAAAGATACTGAAACTCAAAGTAAGCTTGATGAATATCGTGCTGAATTAGACAAAACAATTGAAGAATGTAAATCAAGAATCATTAATATTAAAGATAAATATAACAAGAAGTATTTACTTCTAGCTGAATGTAAACTTGCGGAAAGTTTGATTAAAAGCTCATTAGTACCAAGCCAACAATTAAACCTAAAGATTCTGCAACACTTCTTTGATAATTTAAGTGATGGAAACTCATGTTACGTGATGCTAGAAAAGGAAATCTCACTCCCTAACTATGAATTAAGAAATGCCTACGAAAATCTGCGTTCGAAAGGTTACTTAGTAGATCTAGCAGATGAAGAACATGATGATGCACCTGTTGGTGTGACAAATGAAGGAATCAAGCACATCTGCGATATGAAAAACCAAGCAATTAATCACTCTTTAAATTAAAACAAATCCCTCTGCCTTCTTTGTACTTCAACGCTACGCTGTTGCTGAATTATCTCAGCAACACGCCTTTGGGTTAAGCCAAATTTAATCGATAATTTTTCCATATTACAGCCGTTAAACTCTTGCCATATTTGAATATCTCGCAGCGCTGCTTTTAAGCGTTGATCTGTTGGTATATATACATCACGACCACCAAAATAATGCCCTATTGCCAAGGTGATTGCCTCCCCCACTATGCGAGGATCATTAATTTTAGCTTTAGTAAGCTCAGCCTCGATTAGTAATGCTAGAGATTGTAAGTTGCTAGGCCAGCGCTTGCGAACGGCTGCGGCATCATCTGGTGATAACTTAGTAAGACAATGTTGCAGCTCTTCAACACTACTACCAAATAGCTCTGTTTGCTGCTCTGTATGATTAGCCATTATTACCTCGTTGTTGCTCTTTTAGTAATTCGCGCTGATACCACTTTTTAAGTGGTTCTAGCACCTGTATAGCTTGCTGCTGGGTTAAAAAGTGGGTGTAATAACTTACGTTTTCGCCCACTTTGGCACGGTTAAGCATACGGTTTACGTAGCTGTCTAGTGCGGTTTCTGAGCCATCGCGCACAATCCCTTCCTTGTGCATAGTGATCCAAATAGCGCGGATTTTGTTTATTTCACCATGTTGCTGTGGTGATGATTTAGGGCTTAAACGGCGTTTAGTCTTGGTTTTAAACCCTGCTTTTTTAAAGTGTTCTAACACTTGGTTTAGCTCTAGTAAGCTCATTTGACTGCACGATGTTTTGCCCGCGGAGCCAAGAAGTGCGGCGCGGTAGGTGTCGTCGTCTAGCCCTAGTTGCCCTTTAGCTATGTGAATTAGCTGTATTAGCTTTGCTTTAGTCATTATTTTTAAACTCTTCTAGCTGCTCGCGTAGGCTTAAATAGCTTTGGCAAATATCTGCGCCTTCTTGCTGTGAAAACACGCTGCTATCAATTGCAAAAGTGTGTGATAGCTCTAAAAACTTAACCAGCGCGGCCAGCTCTTTGAGTTGTAGGCTTGGCGTTACTTGTGTATTTGGGGTGGCCATAAAGCCTCCTATGTTTGCTGTTTATCAAAGCTCTTGCTAATTGAAAAAGCTTTGATAAAAAGCCGCATCCATGCGCACTTTTTGGTTACTTAACTGGGTTGTGTTATGCCTTTTTGCACTGGTGGGTTGATGCCGACCAGCTGGCTTTGCACTACAAAAGTGATATTTTGAAATACAAAGTTGATATTTACTGGCTCTTTGCTTTTAGCTACGAGGGTTACAAGGCTTTGTAAATCGCTATGTTCATTTACTTGAATTGTTGGTGTAACTTCCATGATTTTTCCCCTTTACAGCTTTGCTATATCAAGTAATATTGCGCGCTCTTGCTCGCCTACGCTTTCGTAAAAACGAATAAAGCGGGTTGAATCTATGACTTGGATTGCATCGGCTATGATGTCCATAGCACGCTGCCATTTACCGCTGTCGTCAGTGATTTTAAGGCGACGCAAGCCAAGTACTTTTTGCACGCTAACTTTGCCTTTTTTGTCGGTGGCAAAGGTTTGCTCAATAATGAGTTTTAGATTTTCGTTAGCGCCCTCGCTCCACTCGTTTAGGCACTCGTCTATTAACTCTTTTGCTACTAGTAGCTCTGGGCCAAGCTCGATGCTTTCTTGCACTTGCAGGGTGATTTTTTGCTTGTGATCAAAACTGCGTAGCGTGACGTTACCCTTTTTACCGCCCATTTCTACGGCATACTCTTGGGCTAGTAAGCCCATGAATGCGTCAAACTCGCTCATTTGCTGCTTTTTAAATTCAGCAAGGGCTTGGCTTTGCTCTTTAGCTTTGGCAATGGCTGACTGCACAAACTCATGACGAATAATATCGGCTGGGCGAATGCCTTTAAGCGGCACTTGATGGCCTTTATGATTAACTAAAAAACCTTGTGGCATGATGGTTTATCCTTCTATAAACATGATGATTTGACCGTGTAGTTTTGCTGGGCGAACTTGGCGCGTTTGCCCGTTTTTGGTTTCGGTTATTACTGGTAAATGTGCTGGGGCTTTGCCTGCCACTTCGATGATGTGACGGCTAAAGCCTTTATGTGAGCTGATAACTCGCAGCCCTCTTTTTTGCAGTTCTATTAATGTATCGCGTAGTTCCATATTTATTTACTCTCGCAAATTTTTGAGTGAGGGCAGCCATTACGACACGCCCGATAAAGTGCAACGCGAACATGATTGGTTGCTGCAAATTTTTTAGCCTGGTGCTCTAGGCATACGTTGATTGGGATCACATCAAGGATTGGGCAATCAACAGTGCTTGCCATAAAAACACCCTCGACACGTTGCTGAATGACTTTAGTGTTTGCCTTGTATTTACCGTTAATAACTTGGCTTACAGTAGCTTTACTAACCCCCAGCTTTTGGGCTACTAGGCGCATCCCTTGCGCCTTTGTTTCATCTGCAAGTACTTGCAGCCAGTTAGGTGTAGTCATGCGCTTCCCCTAGCTTTACTGGAGCTATTTGCACTGTTTGGCGTTTTACCTCTTTGAACTTCACAAACTTTTTTGTATTGGCATCAAACACACCTTTGGTTTTAGGAATTGGCCGTTTTGGCCCTGTATTCTTAAGTATGCGGTAGATTGTTGTCTCCCCTGCTCGCTCTATTAATGAGCCTGTACGCGGGGCATTTTTAACGACAAATATGTACCCTACTTTTTTGAGTATTGAGATATATGAACGAGCTGATTGCAGTGACACGTTAGCGGTGCTCGCCACTTGACCTGCATCAAACTCATTTAGGATGCGCATTGATTGCCACATACGCTGCCTCCCTGAGTTGTTTTTAGCTTTACCTACACTTACAGGTTGTTTAAAAGGGTTATAACTAGCATTTAATATGCTGTAGTTAATGTCCTCATGATCAACATGCTCAGCAATCGCCTTTGCATCAACTAGTCGTTTAGCAAAGGCTTTTAAGCTATCTAATGTGGTGTGTTGTACTGCGTCGCGCACTTGCTGCAATGAAAATCGTTTTAAGATTTTCATTGCTTGCCATGCGTCTTGTAATTGTTGGCGGCTCACTGATTTTCCCCTACGCTTTTTTAAGGAAAAATTCTTTTGAGCCCCACTGTTGCAGGTCGATACTAGTTAGGCCGTTTGCCAAAGCAAATGCCTCTATTTTTGATAGCCCAGTAATAATGCGGCGCACTTCGCCGTCGGTATCACTTAACAACTGTTGTAATAAGTCATCTTGAATAGTCAAAACAGGTTCAATTACTGCACTAACGATGATTTGTAAGTCTTCAAATTGGGTTGGCTTGAACTCTAGCCATTCTGAAATACGGTTATAGAATTGGCGGTGACGCTGTAATTTACGACGTACTGATTCCATACCAATTAGAACAACCGGGCAATAAGTTAAGTCGTGAATATCACGTACTATTTCTAGGGTGTTTTTGTCGTTTAATAGGTAGTCGGCTTCGTCTATAAACAAGGTGCGATTTGAAATAGCCATGTGCTCAATAATGTAATTAAGCATGGCCTCTCGGGTATAGATGTCTGGGCCACTTAACTCTTTAACAATTTGGCGCAATAACTGGGTTAAACTCATACCTGATGTAGCGCGAATATAGATACCGTCGCAGCGGTTTACCAACCATGCTGTTGCGGTTGTTTTACCTAAGCCTGGATCACCATAAATTAGGCCAATCCCTGGTACGCCATGAGCGCGCTGGGTGAGTGCTTCAACCATCATTTGTGTTGCTACTACGTTGCTTACAATCGCTATTTTAGTTTTCATGGGTCTTCCTTTTACTTTTTGTGTATTTGAGTTGGTGCAGTTGGGGCTGCGTTCATTTCGTTTAGTAGGTCGTCTAATCTTGCTGATAAAGCGCGGTTTTGTTGCTCCCAGGTATTAAGCCAGCCTGCGTCAACATCATTTAACTGATTGTTTAGTCGCTGCTTTTTGTGATACATGGCTTTGTCTTGTGGGTTATTGAATAACGGTGCGGGGTTTATATTTGCTGCTGCGGCTTCGTCATTTAATTGTTTACGGCGCTTTTCAAACTCGCTCAATTGCTCGTCGCTGTACGTAGTTACAGGTTTTGAGTCGAGCGCTTTGATTGCTGATTGTGTGATCACATTTGTATGCTCAACACTCTGTTTAGGTAGTGTTCCTAGTGCTTTATTTTGAGTTGTGTAATGCCCTAGTACTTCATTGGCTATATCAGATACGTTGACTGCTTTAGCTGTCTTTTTAAGCTCTTTTAGCTGGCGTGATGTTTCGGCTGCTTGGCTGCGTTTTGCGTGGTGCGCAACGTCTTGCCGTGTCATACCCGCGGACTGAATTTCGTGATCTACCGCGACACAAATAAACTCGTTATTCATGCGATTAAATACGTATATACGGCCTACGTTTTTAGGGTCCCATTTACATAGCACTTCGCTACCTACGATTGCGCCAAGCTCTGGGGCAATATAGAAACCGCCACTTAGCTTGATACCTTCTTTACCAACTGTGCGTAAACCACGGTTTGTAGGTACTGGCTGTAGCATTACATCAAGCAAACGCTCGTCTTTGATCACTTTGATTTGGTCGCGACTTGCTGCGAATAATTCGAATGGTGTCTTGTTGCCTATGTTGCTGTGTGGCTTGTGGTGGTAACGATTGTCGATCCAGTTATCTACGAACTCTTGCAGTTGCTGAGCGGTCATGTTGATATCAACTGCTGATTTATCGCCGCCCTGCTTTGCTAATAAGCGCTGGGCAAAGGTTTTGCGAGCTTCGATTGCTTGGCGTTCTGAAACGTTATGGCCTATATAGCCTGTTAGTAGCTCGGCTAAATCATGCGAAAACGTTTTGAAAAAGCGCTCAATATATGGCTTTTCTTCTCCGCTAAATGGGCGTGTTGTTTCGTGCTTTATGTCGAGTGCATCAAACACACTAGTAATTTGAATTGATGTGTAGTCTTTGCCGTTATCAGTACGTGCAATTTCAGGGATACCCCAATCAAGTATGGCTTTACGGATAACTAAACAAATACCGGTGCTGTCGCTGGTTGGGTGGATCACAACTTTAGAACGGCGTGTAAATACGTCGATAATGCCGATTAGCGAGTGACGGCCATCAACGAGCATTACGTCAGACGGGGTTGAATCGAACTCCCATAACTGATTAATACGTTTAATGTTTTCGTCCATTTTACCCATGGCAGACATATACTTGTTTTTCCAAGCATCTGGGTTTGCCATTTTTGTGTAGAGAGCGCTGTTGTCGCGCTTCCAACGTGTTAGCCATTCACGGATTGTGGTCTCTGCTGGGATTGCTTTGCCCTGGCTGTAAAAACGG